TGATGCGACATCCTTGCTTATCTGTTCTGCCAGTTGGTTGGCTTCGATTTCCTTGTTCTTCGCATCAATAAGCCCCGCAGTCGCCAGAATCTGTGCCTTGACAGCGGGCGTGAGGTTCTTATATTTGTCCAGCTGAATGTCGAGCTCCGTATTGGCGAGCTTGGTTGTGACACCAAGACGCTTCAATTCTTCGTCGAGTTGTTTAGCGACTTCCTTGGCATCCTGACGGCTGTCTTGCTTCCCGCCGCCAGCTCCTTTGCCTTTGCCACCCATCGCCCCGACATCAATTTTCGGAAAATCAAATGTTGGGATTTCAAATTTGAAATCAAAGCCTTCTCCTTTTCCTGAGATAAAGCTCTTGATTTTGTTGATAATGGGAATGGAATCTAGTAAGCCAGAAATGATGCCCTTGCCCGTGCTTGTACCAAAGGCACGACCAGCCTGCTCACCTGATTGCTGTGAACCTACGAAGAGGCTGACGATTCCAGCAATGAAGTTGCTGACACCTGTGTAGATGCCATTAAATACGCCTGCGACCAGACCCACTAAAGTTTTTCCGAACCCGACAATCAGGTTTCCGATACCATCAAGGAACATCGACCAGTCACGGTTGAAGATGCCTACAAATATCTTTAGCAGACCAGTCAAGAGACTGAAAAGCCCTTGAAAGATGACTGCTAGTATCTGCACGGTTCGCTTTATCCCCGCAATGATGTCATCCCCGTAGTTTTCCCAAAGATACTTCAGGATGTTCAGCATCGTCTTGACGATGTTAACCGTCTGTTCCCACAGCAATTTGGCTAGCACGAGCACTACGCCTACAAAATCCCTCCATTCCGCCCCTATGTCGTCATTTATCTGCTTGAAGGTATCCTGCAAGGAGTAGTAGATATCGCCTGCAATCTTGTCGAGAGTATTGAATAGGTCGGTGGCATAGCTCTTCATGCCATCGACATTGGCGTTCCACCAGTCAGCCGCAAGTCCGATTGCTTTGTAGAGAACATAGACAGCCGCAACAACAGCAAGAATGACGGCGATGGCTTTGCCAAATGCGGCAACTGTCACGCCACCGATTGCACCAGCCAGTTTTGTCCAGACAGGAGTGAGGGTAATGCCCAGCTGAATTAAGTCGTCAACCGCTCCAGCCAGTGTGCCGAAGAGGAATAATATTGGAGCAATTGCCGTTGCAAGCATGCCAGCCACCACCACAAAATACTGCATGGCAGGCGACATTTGTTCGAAACGGGCACTTAAATCCTTGAGCACTTTGTCGAGCATCATCAACGCCCCAACTAGGATGTCTCCGATAATTTTTCCGACGGGTGCACCTGAGATTTTGATTTGGTCAATCGCCTTGGTAATGCGGTTGCCAAGAGTTTCTGTCAGCAATGCGAAACGGGGGTCTTTATTGACCGCCTCTGAAAACGCACCAAGCCACGACTCCATCGTGAGTTGACCTGACTTACGCATAAACTGCAGGACGGGCTGGATAGCTTCAGCGGATGTGCCGTCAATCTTGAACTTCTCAGCAATCACTTCTCCGAATCTTGGGAAGAAGTTGAACGCCTGCTTCAAGTCCATGATTTCCATGCCCTGATTGAATATCTGGGTCATGTTCCAAACGAAGTTACGGACATCTAATTCCGCAAATGCAGTCTTGAGTTTGCCCATCGCCATCACAAGAGAAGTGATGACCTGCTCGTTCTGAACGCTAGGACGAATCAGACCATACATTCCGATGGCTGTGCTGGCAAAAACGCCAGGGCTTGCATTTGCAACATTTAGCAGTTCTTGGAATTTCGCTCGTGCGTTCTCCATTGACCCCGTGGACATGACCAACTGGTTCATCATGGAGTCCATATCCTTTCCACTCTCCAGAAGAGCCCGTCCAAGCAAGCCCAACGGAACGGTCAAGCCAGCTGTCGCAGTCACACCCAAGGACTTGAATCGCTCTGATGCGTTGCCCATGCGGGACGCAAGGTCGTTCATTGCCGACGAGGTGCTACGGGCAGTTGTTGCGTTTTTTGAGAGGGCTGTGGAAAGGGTATTTGCACCAGAGGCGGCTCTAGTCGCACTTGATGCGTATTTGTCGTTAGCCGCACTTGCAGAGCCCGTGCCGCTTGCTGAACGCTCAACCTTATCCAGAGCGTTCTTGAAATTCTCAAGACGCTTCTGGGCATTGTCCATGTCCTTAATGAACTTGCTGGTATTTACCGAGATTTCCCCGAATAAGGTAAATGCGTTTGCCATAACTAAAGATTCCTAAACAACGCCTTGAATTCGGCGGCAATAAAGCGTTCTGCCTGCATCCACACAGGCACGAAATGGGGTTGGGCAGACCTGCGTCGTGAAGTCGGGAACTCCACATACGGGGCATAAAAAGTCGGATGACCTCTTCGATACACACCCATGAACTGATTAGACCCGATTGTCATGTGGGTCTGCCCGTCAATCTTATAGGTGTAGGAATCTCGTAGGTCACCCGTATCCACAGGGACTTTTTGCTTAATGGCTTCCAACATCTTCGTTGCCGCCGCTTTATAAGCCAACTCAACGATGTTGTTGATTTCGTTAGCGTAACTGGGTAGTTCTGATTGGAGTCTTGCCATTATTTACTCGCCTTACTCATTTGCTCGCTCATTTCCTTCTTCTTCTTCTGCCAGACAGGATTGAGCTCTCTCAGGTACTCGCCTTCGTTTTCGCCTCTACTGCAGGTGAAAGCGACGCTCATCAACCGAGCTCTATCTGGGTGGCTTTCAAGTTCCAAATAGGAGCAACCAAGTATCTTGCTAGCCTTCCACAGATAGTATTCAAACGAGGGCGAAATTAGCTCGCCTTCGCTGTCTCTGACTTCGCCGAGACCGCCGACAAACTTTGCGATTTTGTCGGCTTCTGTCCGTTTCCCCCGAATGTCTCAGCCATCGTCGTGACAATCTGCATGAGAAACTCAAAGTCACAGACTTCCGTCAAGTTCTCGACAGTCGGTGGGAACGCCTCATCATTCCAAGTGAGATTCCAGCCGACGAGATTCTTGCTGATGTGCTTGGCAATAGCCGCTGTGTCACGCTTTTCTTCGTACTGCATGAGCGAGTCGAGAAATGCTGGGGTTAGCGACTTTTCATAAAATTCGATGGTGATGGGCTCAACCGCCTCGTTGCCATCTGCGTCGATATATTTGTAGTCGAATGTTTTGCTTACAGTTTTACCTTTGCTTTGTGCGAAATTCATATTAGTTGTGCTGAGTTCCTGTGCTTCAGCTAGCAGTCATTACCATTTAACCTTGTTCGCCCAATACGCCGCTGAGAGTCTGCCTTTGGCAATGTTCTTGGCGTGTCGAGCACGAAAAGCCAAACGCCTTCTTTTGGACGCTTGGCTTTCTCCTTTCCTGTAAGGAGAACCTGATACCCCCTGTTGCCCGAAGCGAATCAATCTGGTCTTTGCACCGACTTTCGCCAGCACCACATGGGATTTCTTCGGATGAGAGGGAGTGCGTTTGGGCTGATTGAAACCTTTCAGCCCAAACCGCACAAGTCTTGGGTCACGCTTCTTAGGCATCCTTAGACAGTGCCGAAGGTGATTGCACCCGCAATCTGGAAGGTGACAGTCATCTGGAGCAGGTTGCCGATTTCGACAGGCGTTCCAAAAGAAGTGATGAACGCTCCACCCGAAATCTTGGGCTTACCAGCACCAGTGTCGCCATCGGGATACAGTTCGAAATCAACCGTGTCGCCAGCGTTGTAGATAGCGGCAAGCTGTCCGTAAACAGCCGCACTGTATTTGTAGGTGACATCAATCGTTCCGTTTTTGAACGACTGCTCATAGTCACGATACGCATCTCCGAAGGTCGTTGCTTCGACCTGCTCCGCAGAGGCGTTGAGGGTCACACCCATCGTGCTTGTCGTGAAGTCCGTCAGGGTGACATTGCCAGTGAGCTTGTGTTTCCAAGCTGAATTCTTTCCACCAAGTGCCATAATGTTATTTCCTCTTTATTTACTTAATTTACCGCCGTGCGAAGCCCGCCACGAAGGTTATTGAACCAGTGCTCGCAGTAACTCGTGCACGGACATACTGTTCGATAGTTCCTGTGACCTGTGCTGACTGAGCTTCGTACTTCTTGCCCGTACCCGTTGAGGTAAGAGTCGCAAGGTCTACCCATGTGCTGTTGTCATCCGAGTGTTGCAGTTTGACTGTCCAGCCATATTCGCTGGGATTCTGCACTTGCACTTGGAAGAGACCACCATTCGTGGTGTCTACAGTGTTGTTTATGGCAGTACCATTTGTGGTGGTGTTGTTAACTGCCGCATTGAAAATAATCTTGCCGTAGTTGATTCCACTGGTCGCCTGAAACTCCGCCGTGCACATAATCAACTGCCCGTTTTGCACCTCGACATTGTACGAGGACTGGGTGGCGTTGAAGAGTATAGCATCCTTGTTTACGGCGTTACTGGCAATGCTTTCGAGCGTGGCAGTGACGATATTCTCGCTACCACTGTCGTAAGCCGCTTTGAACACATCGTGAATCTTGTCCGCAGTCGTCGAGTCGTAATCCCAGATTCCAGATGCGGAAGCAGTGCCGTTCTTAATGCCAGTCGCATAGGTGCGGTAGTTCTGGCAGAGCGTCGTGGAATCGAGAGCGTCTGTGGTAGCCGTAGCATCAAGGGAGGTCAGTGCACAGCCAAGTGAAACGCCATTCATGTAAATTGATAGTCCTTTTGCTAGAGCCATTATTGTTTCTCCTTCGCTATGGCGTTCATCTTAATGAGGGATTCGACCTGTTTGCTGGTCAATCCTGTAACGGTACTGCCTTCATCGCATCTAATGTCGCCTTCAAGGTCAAAGCCAATGAGAACCTTGTAGGAGTCATTGCTACGCTTAGGGGCGGCTTTTTCTTTTTTGTTTTCACTTCCTTCCATAAACACCTCTTAATGTGCCCAAATTCTGAGCAAAAATCCGTTATGATACACAACCCTGTCGTTGACCACTTCGACGAATTCGGGGATGTCAGCCACCCTTTCGACATTCCATGTTTCAGAGCCGCCCGCCAATGTCAGGGAGTTCCCTATTGCTGTTTCAGCCGCCGTCAGGATGTCCTGATTAAGCTGTTGGGGCTCTTTGGTAGTCGAGCAATCCTCGTCAGAGATTGCCATCACTGTCCACACATCATTTTCTGCAATCAGATTATTCTGAAACGCCCTGACGACATCAGCCGATGCTTGGCGGTTGAAAATGACATACGGCTTGCTAGCCGTTTCAGAGGCAATCAGGTGATGGACTCCACCCGTTGCCAGATTCGTTACAGCCGAGACATTCAATTTGCCGAAAAGTGCGATACGCACCTTTTCCGATAGAACGCTCATATATTCTCCCTCACGCACTCCGCCTCATACATATTGCCTTGCAAATCTTTGATGCTGAGGATACGGAAGGTCTTTGCGGGCTCATCAGCAGGAGCGGTTCGTGCCTTCACTACAAGACGATGCACCCGTGGGTCAATCGCATAGCGAACACCTGCAGGGCTATGCGTTGGGAACTTCAGGATGTAATCCTGATTGGATTGCAGGATTTCGCCTTGGTTTATCTTGAAACCTTTTGTGCTGGGAGTGAAAACGACGGGCACATTGCTATAAACAGTCGGAGCGGCGGACTTGATGCGTCCACCACCAGT